ACTCCGAGAACTTCGTGGTGATCGGCAAGGGGAACCATGAGACTTCGATCATCAAGAGGCACGAGACGGATCTGACTGGACGCACATGCGAGTTGATGTCTCACATCAGCGGCACCAAGGTTCACTCGGGTGGGTATGGCGGCTGGGTCCGCCTCATCGCCAAGTGCGGCAACAATTCAAGGCGTACGCTCGACATGAAATACTTTCATGGAAGCGGCGGCGGTGGACCAGTCACTCGCGGCGTAATCCAGACCAACAGGCAAGCCGTGTACTTGCCCGACGCCGACTATGTGGTCACCGGGCACACGCACGATCACTGGGTGGTGCCGATTGCCCGAGAGAGAATCAACCGCGTTGGTCAGGTGTACCAAGACGAGCAGGTGCATGTGCGTATTGGAACTTACAAGGACGAGTACGCGGACGGTCACGGCGGTTGGCACATAGAGAGGGGTGGGCCGCCCAAGCCAATCGGCGCGTGCTGGCTTCGACTTTGGTACGAGGGCCGGGGGAAGATCCTGCGGAGTGAGATCACGCGGGCGACGTAAGCGGCCCCCTTGGGCGGGGTTACAGAACACACCACCAATCCTATACAGTGTTTGAACCTGTTTGGCCGATATGTGATATGATGTCCCCAAAGGAGACACCCCCATGTCACAGGATCAAAGCAAACGGGATCAGGCATTTGTAAGCCTGCCCAGAAAAATCAAAACGCTTGTTGACCGGCTGGCCGAGGCCGAGGACAGAACGCTTTCCGCGACTGTTGTTCGTGCTGTGGTTCAGTACGCTGAGAAACAGGCCAAGGCAAACCCCGACCTGAGGGCACACTTGCCAAAAAAATGAGAGGATCATCAATGGAGAAGATGAACATATTGAATGAAAGAACGCCGTACACCCCCATCCCGCCCTCAGCGACATGGGAAGACCTCGGCCCGACTGGAATTATTTTGGACATGAATGAGTCGCAGTACCACGACCAGCGTGGCGTCTGCTCTGCCAGCCAACTCAAAGTGCTTGACCGTGGAACCGCGTTGCACTTGAAACATCAGTTGGATTTCCCGAAGGACACCACGGCGTTCCGCGTCGGACGCGCGCTTCACTGCGGCGTGTTGGAGCCGGGGTGGTACGAGGATCTATTCGCTACCGCTCCGCAGGTCGACAGGCGTACTAAGGCTGGAAAGGAAGAGTTCGCTGCGTTTGAAACGTCTGTTGGAGAGCGGACCATTCTGAAAAAAGAAGAGGGTGAACAGGTTGCTGACATGATCGCGGCGATCCAAGCACACCCAGCAGCATCGGAACTTCTGGAGTCTTGCCCTATCCGCGAAGCAACGCTTCTCTCCACGCTTCATGGTGTTCCCTGCAAATCTAGGATCGACGCGATGTCGGAAAGCGGGACCGTGTTTTGTGATCTCAAATCTACGAAGAACCACGCGAGCCGCCGGGAGATGGAACTGGCTGCGTGGCGGTTCGGATATGGATTGCAGATGTGCATGTACCGAGAGATGATGCGAGAGAATGGCGCGGATGTCCGGCGTGTCTCGTTCATTGCTGTCGAGAAGTCACCTCCTCACGGCGTGTGTGTGTTCGACGTTGACGAGGAGATGCTTGACCTCCACCTGCCACGACTTGAGCGTTTGCTTGACGAGTGGGAAATGACAATCGGCAGGGGCGAGTTCCCGTGCTGGTCAGAGAAGCCAGTCCCGATCGGTGTTCCCGAATGGGCGAGGCGAGAACTGGAAACCGATGTCGAACTCGTATCCGAAGGAGTGATTCAAAATGCCTGATAAAAAACCAACACCAATTCTCCAAGACATCAAGGGGAAGCCCTACGAAACGGTCGCGAGCAGAACCAAGCGGTTCAGGTACGACCATGGGGACGGAAGCATCCGAACCAAGATTACGCATCTCGATGAGGTTCGGGTGTGCTGCTCCTGCGAGGTGAGGAACGGCGACGATAAGATTCTTGGAGAGGAAGTTGCCGAGGAGATTTTCGGTAGCAACTACATCAACGAAACCTCTGCTGTGGAGAACTGCTCCACATCAGCAAGGGGCCGCGCTCTCGACGCTGCTGGGTACAACGCATCGAACGAGGTCGCGTCCTACGAAGAGGTCGAGCAGGCGATCAGCCGCCGATCTGGCTCTCCCACCACAGCCCCTCAGACGGCCCGTGCTGCGTCTGAGTCTTCGACCCCCGTCACCCCCACTTCAGCCAAGCCTAAGCCCAGAGCGGCTGCTACTGCCCCTGAGGCGGATGCGAAGGCAGCAGCCCGTGGCGACGGCACGATTTCCATCACCCCGAAGTATGTGGATGAGGGATCCAAGAAGAATGGCGACCCAATGTGGACCGCCGTGGATTCTACTGGGAGAAAGTTCAGGGTCTGGACAAAGGAAATCTCTGATGTGATCGAAGCCAATGTGGGTGCTGAGATCACCGTTTCCCTTGGCCGAAAGGAAGGAAATTTCCCGCAACCAATCACGGGCGTGATCAACGCCACCAACGCTGCTGATCCAGAGCCCGTCCCACTTCCTGCTGGACCAACGGCTTCTGACATCCCGTTCTGAATCCACTCCGCCCCTGCTCAGACCCCGCCCTCGGTGGCGGGGGGCTGGGTGGGGGAAACGAAAGAAGCAACATGATTCAAACAACCGCTACCACACCACGGGTCTTCCCTCCAGACACCACGACCCGCACCGTCGCTCTCGGATTCTACAACAGCACCAGCGTACTGCCCGGCACAACCGATCTCCGACTTTGTGGCGATGTTGTGGTCCGCGCCAACGTGGTTGCGACAGGGCTAAGGTGGATCGGGTCGTACATCCACAGCGTGGAAATCTCACGGATCGACGCGACGGTGATCGATGAGCATGGCAACGAACTGCGTGCCGCCGACGAATCGGATATCAAGCAACTCGATCTGCTGAAACTCACGGGAGAGGCATTGTGGCGGTGAGCATGGACCCAGCAATCATCGATTTCGCACTCTGGAATGCCACCGTCCACAGCCCGCAGGACCGCCTCATCCTGCTTGCTGTTGGGCGGTGGCGCAGGGTCTGGAAGGAGGTCACCCCCTCTGTCCAGTACATCGCGGACTCTGTGGGCATCTCAAGGCGGCTCGCCGCGGATGTTCTCAAGCGACTCGCTGACGATGGCATGATCGAGATCACCAAGAGGAAAGGCGCAGACGGGGGGCGCCAGACCAATCGGTACGACATCATCCCGAAGGGTTGCATCGACAGGATACCGGAGGAAAAAAGGGCCGTCCTGAGCAAACTCACAGGGTCCACCCCCCCTGCACAGAATGTACCCCCCCCCCATGCAGATCCTGCACCCAAAACTAGAACAAGAGAAAACAAGAAGCAAGAACAGTTGCTCAACGAGATTTACAGGGCGTATCCGAGGCAAATCGCACGGGGACGGGCAGTCGAGAAGATCGGGGTAGCGTTGGGGAAGATCACAGAATCGGGGAAGACTCCAGACGAGGCAGCCGCGTGGCTGCTTGCCAAGACCAAGGAGTTCGCAGCATCACCGATGGGAAAGTGTGGGATCTACACCCCATACCCCAGCACATGGTTCCACCAGCAGAGGTACAACGATGACACATCCGAATGGCAGCATGGCGATGCCGATAGCAAACCTGATCGACCAGACGAGACGGCGTGGGGAGAAGCCGATGAGCAGTTCAGTGGCATCAAGATCGACTGAGCCCCCAGACAACGACATCGTCTTCTTCGCGAGGTTGCGACGCGCTGGAGTTGGTCTTCGTCACGCCGAGTTTGTGATGGATCAGTTCACCAAAGAAGAGCAACGAGACACCAAGACCAACTGGTGGAGCGTGTTTCAATCAGAAAAGAACCGGCTCGGCACGGGCATGCTCGACACATTCCTTGGCCCACGCGGTCGCGGCAAGACCGCGATGGCTTCGATGCTCGTCGGGTGCGAGTGCTGGCGGAACACGGAGCCACTGTACGCCACGGCTATGGAACTCGCCGCCGACATACGCAAGTCGTTTGAGGATCACTCCGATCGTCGCCGCAGGTTTGAGCGGTGCAGCCTGCTCGTCATCGATGAGTTCCACAGAGCCGATAAAACCGACTGGGCAGAGCGGCTGATGGAGTCCCTGCTGGATCACCGATATCGGTACAAGCGAGATACAATCATCATCGGAAACGACTCGCCAGAGGATTTCGTCAAGCACTGCGGATCATCTGTCGCGTCCAGAATCAAAGAGTGTGGGAAGATCGTGATACTAGACGGCGAAGACTTCAGGCTCATTGGAGACAAGCATGAATGAATGCGAGAAACAATTGACGATCTGCATCGACAAGCACATTGCATCGCTCGACCGGGAGTCCCGTCACGCGGCTGCTGCTGCCGCTCTCGATGAGGGTGTGGTGTTCTGCACTGAGAAGATCGAGAGGACACTGCACCGCCACAAGCCCCACAGCACCGGCAGCCTACTCAACGCGATCCGAAGGATCTACACGATCCTGAGCCGGGCGCACGATGAGGCTGCGGATATCAAATCAGAACCATCGGTCGATGAGATCCCCTTGGTCCGGCTCGGACCCGGTGGAGACTTCATCTTTGACATCATGGAGGATGACGTATGACACTCGCTGAGAGGCTCCGCAAGGAAGCGGAATCCGAGAGGTGTGTTCCCCTCACTCCGCTTCTCAACGCTGCTGCCGACCACATCGAAAGACTGGAGAAGCAGATCGACAGTCTCAGGGAAATGGTGGGACGTGTAAAATGATGCAAGCACCAGTCCGCGACCCCGATGCGGAGTGCAAACTCAGGCTGCCAACCGGGGCCGCGCTCAACTCGCGGATCCACTGGGGCAAACGCGCCGCACAAACCAAGATCGATCGTGAGTACGCCGCAATGGCCGGTCGCCTGATCGAGGCCAAGACACTGTCCAAGGCAGTCGTTCAGATCACATGGCACGGGCGTGGCCGACTGCCCGACCTCGACAACATCGCGGGCAGGTGCAAGGCGTTCATCGATGGGTTGTCCGATGCGCCCGGCTGGTGGAAAGATGACGCCGACATCGTATGGCTCGCGACCGATCGGCAGCGGATTTCCAAGGGCGAGGATCCCCACGTCTACATCCGCGCATGGGAGTCAGACCCATGATCGCCAGACTGCTGATCGACATCCGGTTCCGCATCATCGTCGGGTATAGCCCCATACTGCTTGCGGTGATCTCGTGAGGACGCAATACGAGACGAAGGCGGACCTCTCGCATGAGCAGGTGTTCGTGGAGTCGCTGCAACGGGTCGGCGTGGTCGCTTGGAAGTTGCCAGTCGCGTACGCCGTGGACTTCTTCGCGATCACAGAGAAGCGTCCGATCTGGATCGAGTTCAAGCGGAGGTCGCACACGTATGGCACGTACCCAGACGTTGTGCTATCGGCTCTCAAGTGGTGGCACGCCACCTCTCTGGCCGCTCGCACTGGAGGCACGTTCGCGTTCGCGGTCGCGTTCGATGACCAGACCCGTGTCGCGCACTGGGATCCACACACCCCGTGGTTCCCGACGTTCAGTCACGGCGGGCGCACGCTGAACACGCGAGACTCTGCCGACATCGAGCCGGTGGCTCACATTGAAATCGATCGATTCAGGAGAATGAGATGACCGACATAACCGACGAACTGCTCCGTGTCCACGACACGCTGGCCCGGCGGGAGAACATGAGCAGCGTGTACATCGCGCAGAACGCCATGGCCGAGAAGCCCCTGCTGGACGCGATCGCCGCCGCGATTCTGACGCTCGGCGGCAGGCACGGCCCGATCGTGATGACGCAGGAGTTGTTGGAGGAGCCCGACATCCGGTCCGTGGTCCAAGACCGCCTCGATCAGGGGTTGCTGGTGCCCGGCTGGGGATCTGGATTCGTCAAGGGTGGACCCGACCGGGTGTTCGATGACCTTGATGAAATGCTGCACACCGACCACCAGTCCATGTGGAAGAAGATGGCAGAAGCGACCCGTCTCATGCACGACAAGGACAAGTGGGTCTGGCCCAACGCAGCCTGCTACACCGCAGCAGTCGCAGTTGTCACAAGCGTGCCCTCAGACATCAGCCCGTCACTGTTCCTTCGAGGAAGGCTCGACGCATGGGTTGAGATTTACGCGAACAACTACAACCCAAGGCTGTGATCTGTTCCGATGATGTGTATATCGGTGACTGGTGGCAAGCAACACCAGCGGTCGAGCGTTGCGATCGCAGCCGACTGGTTCGCGGGAATTGCGATGCCGGATTCCGACCGGGTTGTTGTCGAGGTGCGAATCCAGAACTTGACTGACTCATGGGGGTGGGTCAGCGAGGGCGATGGATCGGTGTACCTAGTTTCTCTGGAGAGGAATCAGGGGCTTCGGTCGATGCTCCGCACCTTGATGCACGAACTGCTGCACGTTCGCCAGTACGAGCGAGGAACGTGGGGCGGTGACGGTGAGCGTGAAGCGGAAGCATCCGAAGTCCTCGCGGACGCGGTTTGGATTTCAGGTTTGATCTGAAAACGCAAACAGCCCCCCGCCGTGAAGCGAGGGGCTGCGGGCTAGTACCGGCTGACGTTCAGGCCAAGGATGCGGAACACGATCGCAAGATACTTTGATCCGATGTCTTGGTCGCCGCGAAGCCAGTGGTATATGTTCGCCACCGAGCAGCCGCCCGGCTGGGCAGATACCCGGCTGGCAAGCCACCCCCGCGAGAGGTCGCGGCTGGCTAGTTCAGCAAGGACGATGTGGCGGAATTCATGCCCCGGTGCGGTTGGGTCTGGAAGGACAGGCATTGTGCCTCCGATCTCCCCGGATTGTGGTAGAATGACAGTGCCGCTGTGGTAGTGGCTGGTGGCCCCGAGGGAGACATCCTCCGGGGCCACCGCACCACTACTAGCGGTCATCGGTACGGACACAAGCACAGTCCTCGCACGGCCCACTGGGGTCGCCGCAGCCGGGGCAAGGATCCGGGTCGGCCAGCCGTGGATCACGCTGCTCAAGTCCCCGCTCGTACGCATCATCCTCATCCTCATTTTCTAGGGGTTCGGGTTCGTGCCGTCCATCAGGATCTCGGCGTGAGTGGAATTTCATGCTGCACCTCCCGTCGCCTTGTCAACAGCATGGTGAATCTGTCGCCAAAGGTTCGAGGGCAGTTTCGTAGTGCTGCGATCGATGATCGCCTGAAGCGCGGACAGAAGTTCGGGTGCCGCTGCGATCAGCCGTTTGTCTGCATCACAGTACGGGACACGGCTACCATTGGCAGAGACAACCTCACTATCGGGCGTGCCGTAGACTTTGAAGTGCCGAACCGACCAAGGTCCGGGTGTGTACGGTCTTCGATCAACAAGGCGGGGTGGTGTGGTAGTCACGAGTCACCTCCCTTCAGCCACTCAATCAGTGGCCGCAACTTGCCGAACCAGATAACACCGCATGTATGGTTCGGCATGGTCAACTCCTGCAAGGTGATGTTCAGGCGGACGGGTACGGAATACTGGTCAGCCTTCTTCTGCGGGTACATCACGGTGACACCGCGAAACCCTTTGCGAGGCCCGTTGTCTACGGACACAACCTCGCCGGTGCGGAAGCCGCCGTAGGCTCCCTTCCGCCCCTTGGTCGCGAGTACGTAGAAGCACACTCGCTTACCAATCAAATCTTCAGGCGTGCGCATTGCAAACCTCCTTCTGTGGTAGAAAGCCACACCGCCCAGCGTTGGCCGGGCGGGTGGTGGTGGTCAGAGAACTGTCTTGAGTACGGCCTCCACGCACTGCTGGTCGGTCAGGGCGAGGTTGTAGTCCAGCCCCTTCGATACCTCTGCACGGCACTTCCGTACGAGGTCTGTCTTCACACGGATCGGGGTCCGCTTGGCGGGACGCTGCCGCTTCGGAGTTGTCTTGGCAGTCCGCTTCCGCTCCGCTTGTCGCCGCGCGGTTCGCCGCTTGCCGTACTCCCTGAAGCAGGTCTTGCACTGCCACTGCAATCCATCACCTGCCGTCGAGTTCTTGTTGTACTCGCTGACCGGCTTCGTGACGCGGCACTTGCCGCACTTTTTGTTGTTGGCAGTCATGCTGCTCTCCTGTGATGCGCGGCTGAAGCCGCTGTGGTAAAGCCACTCGCAAGCGTTTCCGCTGGCGGGTGGGGGGGGGTCAGGCATCAGAAGCGATCTCGGCACCTAATTGGATTTTCCACTTGCCATTTTCCATGGTGACATTCTCGTTGGCCGTAAAGAGCCAATCATCACGCTGGGAATTCATGCCAACGGCGGAGTTAGGCTGTCGAACATAGAGATCTAGAACGATTCCTTCGTAGCAGTTAGGCCAGAATATTTGGTTCTTTCTGGTCAGTTCGTTAGAATCGACTGGAAAGTTGCAGTCTTCGCAGCCGTCGTGCTTCCACAGTTTGGAGTCCGCTGTGTATTCTTCGCCATGCTTCTCGATGTCTCCGGCGGGTGAGGTACGAATCTCAAACATGCCCCGCCCGTGCTTGCCAAACAGAAGTAGCCGGATGTCCTTGATGTCTTGAACAGTAAACTTCCTTGGTCCGGGTGGGGGTGGTGTGGTCATGTCAATTCTCCTTGCCGCTGTGCGGCTGCTGTGGTGAAACCACTCGCGAGCCTTTCGGCTGGCGGGTGGGGGTGGTCATCTCTTCGCCTTCATCGCCTTCATATGTTCAGCGTGCGAGTCCCATTCGACTTTCGACAACTGCTCCTGTGTGCAGCCTCCACATTCAAGGGCTTCCTGAATCAGGCGCGGAAGGCACTCTTCCAGCCACATTGCGTGCAAACGCTTGTTGCCTTCGTCGTTCCAGTGCTTCTCGTCTGGATCATCGCTGCGAAGTGACTTGATGTTGTCGATTAGGCCATCGATTTCTCCGACCGCCCTGTCTCGTATCGACTCCAGTTCATGGATGATCTTCGCACTGTTCTCCGTTTCGCAACTGATGGCGACATCGAGCGCTTGCTCCATCATGTAGTCAACATCGTGACTACACCCGTTGATGAAATCGTCATCGAGATACTCGCCGTCACCATAGTCGAAGTCCACATGCTCTCGGAGCCAGTCCATGTCGATTCCATGGCCCTCCAGCGTTTCGACGTAGTCGCCGTAGTTGCAGTTGAGGTTGCATCCACCATTGTTGAAGATGTCGTAGAGGATCTTGGAGGCGCACACTAGGACTTTGCAGGGGATGTCCTCAGTGAACCCCATGCTTGGGACGTACTTGTTCCAGAGCCGGTCGTACTCCGGCTTGCGATCGGCGGTGTTGTTCCACCATTGTGAATCGGTCATCGCTAGAACTCCTTCTGCCCTACTGGGCTGCTGTGGTAAAGCCACCCACGAGCCTTCCGGCTGGCGGGTGGGGGTGGGGTCAGTGGATGATGACGTAGTGCAGTTCGCCCCTACCGGGAGAACCTTCGCGTCCACCGCGATGAAGGAATGTGCATTCGTGGATCTGACCGTGTGGGAAGTTGCCTTCAGGGCCCACAGGGTGTTCGGCGTGACCTTGCGTCTTGAGGTAGTTCGGTGAATCTAGAAGCCGCTGGGCCTTCGACTGGTCTTCGTGGATTTCCAGCGAGTAGTCGTTGCAAGAGTGGTAGAGAATCATGGTCCGCTCCTCCTGCCCCTGTGGGGCTGCTGTGGTTGAAAGCCCGTGGTTGGGTTTCCCCAGCCACAGGTGATTGTGTTCGGTCAGGTGGGCGAGTAGATCGGGTCAGTCCCGTCAGGCTCGCGTCTCTTTGGTTTCCAAGGATCAGTGGTTTCTCATCAGCCCATTCATCACAGGGCAACCTTCATCAATGTGTAGCACTCTACAGCATCACCTATCGGGCTACAACACCCCACCCCCTACAAAATATAGAATATTTTCGCCACTTGGTTCTGGAATCCTCCTGAAACCCTGCTACAGACACGCCTATGAGTAGCGCGGACTCGTCATCAAAGAAAAAAACCCGTTCAAAGGGCGATGGTGAAGCGAAGACCTCCGCGGCACAGCGGAAAGCGATGAAAGAGAAACTAAAGCAGGACTGGCTAACTGCTTACGTCGATGTGGGTTGGCGGAAAGCGTGTACGCAGGTCGGTGTTTCGATGGCTCTTCCGACGTACTGGCGGCTTCACGATGAGCAGTTCGCTGATGATTTCGCAGTGTGCAAGGCTTATCAGGCAGACAAGTTGGAGGCGGTATTGGATGCAACTGCTAGCGGTGAGAACGATCTGACTTCTCCGCAGGCACAATTGCTCAAGTTCAGGCTGCAAGCACTGCGGCCAGACGAGTACCGCGACCGCGTGAGTGTTGAACAATCAGGTCCGGGTGGTGGGCCGATCAAAGTCGAAACAGGAGACGCCGGGCGGGGACTCACTCTGCTCGACCGATGGATTGCAACTGACTGACAACGACAAGCGGCTCGCTTCGGCGCGTCGGAACGTGATGCTCGCGAGCGGCAGTGAACAGGCCGACCTGCTCGCTGCGTTCCGCGCGGACCCGGTGCTGTGGCTCCGCTACTGCGCGTGGACGTTCCATGTCCGCGACGTGGACGAGTACGGAGTCGAGCGACCGAGCGTCCTCCCAGACGTACCGTTCAACCCATGGCCCATACAGGCCGCAGCAGCCCGCACGATCGCTGCTGCCGCTGAGGGCGGTCACGATGTCATCCTCCGCAAGAGCCGCGACATGGGAGCCTCGTGGCTCCTGTGCGGTCTGGCCGTATGGGGCTGGCTGCTCAGGGACTGGCAGGTCATGCTGGTCAGTCGTGTGGAGGACTTGGTCGACCGAACCGGCGACCCCGACTGCCTCTTCTGGAAGATCGACTACCTGATCGAGACGCTGCCGTCGTGGATGCTCCCGGCCCCGGCCAGCGAGTTCATCAAGGGCAGCGGGAAGTACCGCCGACACCTCATGCTCACGCACCCGGCCAGCAGCGCGACGATCTCCGGGCAGGCAGCGACTGCGCACATCGGACGTGGTGGGCGCCGGAACCTCGTCGTGTTCGATGAGTTTGCGGCACTGGACAACGCGGAGGCCGCGTGGCGATCGGCAGCGGATTGCACTTCCTGCCGCGTGGCCGTGAGTACGCCGGTCGGGCCGGGCACCCACTACGCCACGCTTGTGGCGCAGGGACGCGCCACGGGATCGCCGACCTTGATCGAGATGCTGTACACGGACCACCCGGAGAAGTCACGCGGCGGAGAGATCCGACAGGACACTGACGGCGCGATCACTGGAGTGGCTGGCACCGAGTACACATGGACGCCGTGGTTGTCCGAGCAGGTCAAACGCCGTGACCGCATCGACCTTGCGATCAACGTCTTCGCCGAAGAGGCCGCAGGCGGTGACCGATTCTTCGGTGCCCGAGACATCGAGCGTCAACGCGGAAACGTCCGGCAGCCCCGGCGGTGCATCTACGACGGCGGCGAACTGGTGGACAGCCCCAGCGGATCGTGGCGAGTGTGGGAAGAGCCGGACGCGGCAGCCGAGTACGTGTGCGGCGTGGACCCGGCGTACGGCACCGGCTCAGCCAACTCGGCAGCGTGCATCATCAACGTCAGGGACATGAGCGTGGCGGCAGAGTTCGCGGACCCGTTCATCGGAGGCCACGACCTCGCAGCCGAACTGGTGCGGATGATCAAGCACGTCTACAAGGGACGGCGGCAGACGCTGCTGGGATGGGAGCGGAACGGCCCCGGTGCATCCCTGCAACACGACGTGGACCGCACCGGATGGACGCATGTGTTCAAGGAGCGGACGGTCGGCACCATCGACTCCAAGCGGACCAAGCGGGTCGGCTGGACATCGACCCGTCAGTCCAAGCGTGCCCTGCTCGGCAGGCTCGCCACCGTGCTGAGTCGCGGAGAGATCCTGCTGTACAGCGAGGACGTCCTGACCGAACTGGGCGACTACATCGTCTACGACACGGGCGGCGTCGGACCCGGTCGATTGCGAAGCGAAACAAGCGGGGCACGAGAAGCGCACGGTGACCGTGTCATCGCGCTTGCCCTCGCACTACTGCTCGCCGAGGACGGCGGGCTTGGACCTGAACCAACGGAGCGGCTGCCGGACTTCAGTATCGGCGCGGTTCTCAAGCACGAGGAGGTGCTAAGTGGCTGAAAGCGGATACGACAAGTTCCTGCGTGACACGAGCGGCATGGGTCCAGTACCCAATGCGCAAGGTGGTGGCCGCGGCAAGCGGAAGCGGGCCAACGCTCGTCAGAAGGACACAGCCCGCGAATTCAAACCGGGCAAGGTACTCGCCCGAAACAAGCCGAACAAGGCCCCTACTCCGGGTATGAGCAAGGGGGGCTGATCATGGCAAAGAAGAAAAAGAAGCGTGATCTGAACCTCGCCTACCGCAAGGGCAACATACGGCGGACACCAGAGAACCCAACGACTGGACCCAAGCCCAAGGTTGCCAAACCCAAGCAGACCACGGACCTCGGTGGTCCCGGTGATACGACTGGTGGTCCCGATCCAACGCTCGGTAGGCCCGGAAAAATAACCACCGACACGAACGGAACCAGCAAGAAGTCCAGCCGCAAACGCAAGGGCAGCGGTTACACGACGTTCCTTGGGGAGACTCCCGGCATGGGCCCACTGAGTCCCGCTGGAACACCACCTCGTGATCGTCGTGGTCGTGGTCGGCGTGATATCGGTCTGGGATTCGGACCCGGTCAAGGCGGTGGCGGAACACCCGGCGCAGGAGGACAGGGCAAGTGACCACCAAGTCACCCAGATCACGCGGCGTGGGCGACACGCTGGCAAAGGCGATCAAGGCTGTGGCCCGCGTCGAGCCGTGCAAGAAGTGCAAGGAGCGTCAGATCCTCCTCAACGCAGCACTTCCGTACCGAAGAAGGAAACGCGATGCTTGACTGGATGTTGACACGATGGGTCGAGGAGATCGACGTTGCGGAGAGATTCCGCAACAAGCACCTATCTCACTGGGACTCGATCATCGAGCGGATGACTGGGCCGGACTACCGTGGTGAGGGGAACAGCGAGGGAGACCCGGAGAACTTCGTCCACCAGTACATCGCTCTGGTGCTGCCCCGTCTGATCTACGACAACCCGAAGATCCGCATATCCAGCCGAACACCGAGCGATCACATGATCTTCGGTCGGCAGTTGCAGGGTGCCGTGAACACATGGTGCAAGTCCACACGTCTGCGTGACACACTGGCTCGAATCGCGACCGACATGCTTGTGGCGTTCGGCGTCGGGATGGTGGTCAACGAGCCACGCCCAAGCATGCGGTCCATTGACGGCAACCAGCCATGGCTACCCCGCATGTACCGGATCGACCCGCACGACTTCTTCGTGGACCCGCAGGCGGCTCACATTGAGGAGGCGAGGTACATCGGTCACCAGTACAGGATCGACCGCGACGATCTGCTCGCCCGCGCTGAGGACGAAGACGGCTGGGACGAGACGGTGATTGAGCGGATCGGCGGCGATGACAGCGACTACCGCAATCGGATGGGCGACCGAGAAGGTGCTGACCGCGACCAGATCACCGTGTACGAAATCTGGGTGCCTGAGTTGATCACCGAGAACGAGATCGCAGATGAGATGCTCGACACCGATCTGCACAACGGAAGCATCCTGACGGTGATACGCGGTCAGTCCCAAGGCGACGAGCCGGGTGCTGTCGGGTTTGCGAGAGCCGCACGTCCGTACTACGGGCCACGGAACGGCCCCTACCAGTTGTACGGGTGCTACAGCGTTCCGGGTGATCCGTACCCACTGTCCCCGATGGTTCCGCTGATGCCTCAGATCGAGGACATCAACGACCACCTTCGGAGCATGACGCATTCGGCTAGCACGTACAAGCGGATGATCGCAACAGACAGCCGCAACCAGAAACTCGCCAACGACATTCGTGACCGAGAAGACCTGACTGTCTTGTTGGTGGACGGCCTCGACCCGTCGCAGATTGTCCCGATTGAGGTCGGCGGCATCACCGCACAGCAGGTGACGTACGCATCGCTCACTCAGGACCGCCTCGACCGTGTCTCTGGCATCCACGACGCCATGCGTGGCAACATCTCCGGCAAAGCCACTGCGACCGAAATCAACGTGGCCGAGTCGGCGGCTGGTCTGAGGCTTGCCCACATGAAGCGGGAGTTTCAGGAGAATGTTAGCCGTGCGATCACTGCTGTAGCGTGGTACATGTTCCACGACTCACGAGTGGTGTTCGCGGCAGGCGACAGCGAAGACGGCGCGATGCTCGGCATGAGCGGCATTTTCGTGGGCGGCAGCGGCATCGGGTACTTCGAGGACATGATCGTGTCGGTTGACTCAATGAGCATGAGCCGTGTCAGCGAGAGCCAGCAGCAGCAGCGTGGGGTCGAACTGATGCAGGTCATCGGCGGACTCGCCCAGCAGATGCCGCTTGCCCCGTGGATCGACTGGCAGCAAGTCCTGAGCAACGTCGGTGACGCGCTGAACATGCCGGAACTCGGCAGCATGATGGATCCGAGCCGCATGCAGGCTGCGATGGAGCAGCAGCAGCAGGCCATGGCACAGCAGCAGCAGGCCCAGAACAACGGGAGGACGAGCAATGCCTCTGTACCTGTTTGAGGACGTTACAACCGAGGAGCGTGTACGGCTCGCGTACACCATGGCAGACGTTCCCTCGTGCGGCGACACCATCGCGATGGGAGACACCGAGTACAGGCGTCTGCCTGAGACCGACTTCCAAGTGGACGTTGGTGCAATTCGGTGGAAGTACCCGTATGTGTCGCAGTCACTGCCCCGCAACCTCGACGGATGCAAGACCAACCGTCAGGGGAAGCCGATCATTGAATCCCGCAGGCACGAGGCGAACGTCGCCGCGAAGCACGGATACGAAAGGGACTACTGATGCCACAGTACGGATCGAAGAAATTCGCATACACGCCGAAGGGGAAGGCCGCAGCCAAGAAGTACGCCGCAGCCAAAAAGAAGAAGAAGAAGAAGCCGGGTCGTAAGAAGTGACCACTGAACCCACAACCACCAAGTCAGGAGTATGGACATGTCCGACGATGTGAACCCAGCAGAAGAAACCGAACAGGTCGAAACGAACGAACCAACCGCTACGGACGAGCATGTTTCTCACATAGATGAGAAGCCCGTCCAGAGCGATGACACGGTACTCGCCGCCCTCATGGCGGACGATTCCGATGCGCAAGATGCGCAGAAAGAACAGGACAGTGACACGCCTGAGGACAACACTCCTCAGGAGGAGCAGGATGTGGACGATGGGGATCGGGACGATCTCATCAAAGCCCTGCGTCGGGATAACGTCCCGATGAGTGTGATTGAGGCCACGGACGATGACACGCTGCGTGAATGGGCGAACAAAGCCCAGAAGCGTCAGACCGATGTCGATTCGTACGGCGGTCGCCTGAAGGAACTGGAAGCGAAACTGGAGACGGGCGACGAGTCCGCCGAAGATGACGCTGGTGATGACGGATCCGAAGCCGGTGACGGGAACAACAATCCCCTCGCTGGCGTGGACATCCCTGAGGCACTTGCTGACATCGTCGGTGACGAGGCTGCACAAGCCATCGTCGGCATGATCCAGAACCACAACCAGCAGCAGACGCAGTCAACACAGGCTGCGATCGAAGAGTCCCGAATGATGACCCAACTGATGATGTTGGACCAGTCGATCCGGCCCCGCTACGGCGATGCCGCACCTGACCCCGACACATTGGTCGCCGAGATGGCTCGGCTGGGCGAAACTAAACCCAACTCGTATGAGTCCACGCAAGACATGCTTGAGGAGGCGTACCGCAATCTGGCGGGTGATCCACCCGCGAAGAAGAAGCGGAAGACACGCCAGCCGACCCCGACACGATCGCAACCAGCACGACCAAAAAGTTCACCCGCGAACGAAGAGGACGTTGCACTGGAGGTGCTGATGTCAGGCGGCAGCCGAGAGGATGTGGAGCGGGCCATGCGAACATGACTAGGAGGAAAGCCCAATGAGTGGCTCCCCAATCAGTGTGTTCAATGACTTTATGAACACGACAGGCCCGACATACTTGTCGAGTGCCGACGCCGTGATCAACGAAGCCGTCAAGAACACCTACGCATTCAGCAGACTGCTGAAAGAGAAAGGCACGGAGCGAACCGTGCAAGGCGGCACAGAGATCCGTGATGTCATCATGTTCGATGACGGCAACACGTATGACCACTATCTCCCCAATGAAGCGTTCACATGGCAGAACGTGTCGGTCACCGACACGATCGCGGCCCCGTGGCGTTTCACGATCGACCACATGGCGTGGACCGATCAGGAAGTGGAACTCAACGTGTCGGAAGGTTCTTCCAAGGAAGCGGCTGCCGTTCAGTACAAGCGACTGAAGCGGATCAAAGAGCAGCGTCTGTGGACTTCGATCACGAACGGGTTCGAGGCCGATCTGTGGAAGACCACGTTCGGCAACTCTGGACAGATGGAAGACGATGGCGGCAAGTTGCCGTTCAGTGTTCCCTCTTTCATTACAGAGAACCTTCTCGGTGACACGACGGGTGATGCGGTCACTGGCGAATTCGCCCAGCGTGGCACAGAGCCACTGGGGTGGACAACCACCATGGGCATCAACCCGGCCACCGAGAATCGGTGGAGCAATCAGGTCGAGTTCTACGATCCCGCTCTGACGGACCCCAACTCGGCTCAGGTCGCACGGGCGTACAACCGGCCAAACGCTGGCACATGGAAGAGCGGCGGGATCTTCCCGGCGTTTGACAGCATGTTCCTCAAGTGCCAGTTCGTGCCACCAAGCACAAAGCAGGAGTACTTTGAGAACCCATCGCTCAACCGACAGATGATTCTCTGCTCCCGCCTTGGAACGACGCAGTACAAGCGTTCGCTCCGCGAGAGCAATGACCTTCTGGTCGCTCCTTCGGACCCGGCGTACAACAACCCGACGTTCAGTGGCATCGAACTGATGTACTGCGCTCACCTTGATGACGCGGCCCTGTTCCCATCGCACGCCAGTTCTACCCGAACCGGCTACGATGACTCGGCGATCACCCAGTCAACCACTGCCGGAGCCACAGAGGCCGGTGCTATTGACGCTGGCGCTCGCTACTACTGGGTCAACGGTGCGTATCTCACGCCCGTGATTCACTCTCGCCGCTACTTTGCGAAGCATGACGTCATGCGTTCGCCCGCACAGCCATTCACGCATATCCAACCCGTGGACTGCTGGTGGAACCTCTTCTGCAACTCGCGTCAGCGTCACGGAATCGTGGCCCCGCTGGTCAGCACTACCTGATACGAAGGAGACATGAACATGTCACTCGCACTTACTCAGCCCCCCGGCGGGCTGACATTCAACCCAACAACCGTAGCGGCTACGGCGGCGGCAACCATGGCTCTCGGAGAGGTGGTTCACATCACCGACTCCGGCCTGATCGCGGAAGCACCAACCGATCCCACGGTCGTTGTCACCAAGTATGCCTCAACCGCAGGCAGATGTGGTTTCTACGGGGTCGTGGTCGAGGAGATCACGGCAACCAGCCCCGGCAGGATCGCCTTCAGCGGCATCCACGAATGCGCCCATCTGGGATCCGGCTCCAATGACTGGGCTATTGGCACACCTTTGACGGTGAACGCTGCTGGTCAACTTATCCCAGCCGTGAACCTTCTGATCGTCGTGGCTTACGCCATGGAGGTTGTTGATGTCGATGCCGAAACAACCGGCACAGGCAAAGCCTTCATGGTTGGCGGACCTGCAACCACGCAGGCGAGCATCTGATTCTCGATTCTCTTCTCCCCTCTCGTAGAGGGGGGGCCTAACAGCCCCTCCTCTACTTCCCCTTGGAGTTCTCATGCTCATATCAGTAGCCACATCACATGTTCGTCACAGCATTGGGGCGTACCCATCGGTCGCTCCCGGCCAGACGGCGGATGAGCGTGTAGCCGAAATCATCAACCACGCGGGTCGGCAACTCTACTCCCGTCCATGGAGATTCCGCGAGCAGTCAACAACACTGGACACGACGGCAGACTCTCGCGTGGTCGCGCTGCCAACATCGGCGGCTTTGGCGTTTGAAGAACTCGTTTCTCTGACAAGGACTGTGGACGGAAGGCCGTTGGAGATGTCCACCGTCGAAGACATGGACCACCTGTCCGACGCCCTCGGCGGAACCAACATCAGCGGGTATGTGTCCCGTGCATCGATTGCGTGGACCAGCGGCGACCCACAGTTGCTCATCTGGCCGACCCCGTCATCGGCGGACACCGATGTACTTCGCATACGCTACCGCAAGGCGTGGGAAACCATCACCGGCACTGATGTGGACACCAACACGAAAACGATCGGCATGCCGGGATACGCCGAGCAAGTGTTCATTGCGTACCTGAGAGCGTTTGCTCAGGGTTACGAGGACGAGTCCATGACCGCCCGGCTCGCCGAGGTGGAGGCTGGACCGATCTTGCAGACAGCAATGATGAAGGACGGCATTCAGAACAGAGACGTTGGGAGGCTGAAGTCGCAACGCGGCAGTACCTTTCGGCGTGGAAGAGTACGAGCCTGACATCATGGATCCCCCCGCAACAACCTCCGACATCCGTCAAGAGGGCCGCTACCAGAACGAGCGGCGGTATCTTGTGAACGCGGTCGTGTGGATCAACGGAACAGACTACATCGCTGGCAGTGAGGTGCAGCCCCATGTGGCTCCTCCCACATCACCATGGTCGGTGTACACGCCATGAGCCACGAAGGACGGGAGAAGGTGGCAATTACGACCAACGTGTTACAGACCGTGGTACTCCTGATCGCCATCGGCGCGGTGATGCTCCAGATGGGCCGCAAGGACCAGCAACTGGAACTGACCGCCAAGGCCGTGGAGACTCTCCGTGATATCACGACCGACCTCGCAAAGACACAGATCAACCTGACAGTAAACACCGACCACCTCAGTGCAAGGGTGGCGGAGTTACACACCAGATTGCACGAATTGGAAACCAGACAATGAAGTCATGGAAAACAACAGCGGCTGGTATTGCCGCACTCGTCGCGGTGGTTGCCACCGCAATTGCGTCACAGTTTGACGGCGATGCTGCCACCACTGCTGAGTGGGGAGCGGTTGTCACTGCCGTGTTCGTAGCCCTCGGCTTCGTTGCAAGCCGGGACAACAATAGGTCCAGCGAAGACGTTGGCGCCGGGTCCGATGGATCCTGATGTGGTCTTGGCTTCGGGAGGTGATCCGTGCGATCACTGATTCGCTACTGTCACACGCACGTGCAGGCAATCGAGCAGTGGACGGCGACCGCCGTACTCGCATGCTCCGTCGCGCTGGTAATCGTGTTGCTGATTGGGTGCGGTCCAAGGGTGGTCCTCGTGAGTGAAGACAGCCCAGTCCGAACTGGTGACGATGTGAAGGGCCATGTGTACGCGCTGGTTGGTGGGCAGTGGCTTCCAAGCAGCAACAAGGTGCTTGTACCGGAAGGCTGGTACTTAGTGCCACCCTCGTTTGTGGAGAGTGATCAATGACTGCAAGAATCAGAATACGGCGTGCGACACAGGCCAACTGGAAATCCGACAACCCGACGTTGGATCATGGCGAGATCGGAATGTCGTTCGTCGGATCGCTGTGCGTTGGCTTCAAGGTGGGCGACGGATCCACTGTGTGGAACTCGCTGGTGCTGTTCAAGCCGCCGACCATTGTCGAGGATGGAACGGATCAGACTGTCAACATTCTCTGGTCTGATGTCGCACGTCTGGCCGGAGACAACACCTTCACAGACGGGGTACACATCTTCGGACCCGCCGGGACGCCGGGCAGTGAGACCCCGCTCACTGTCAAGGGCAAGTTTACTGTCACAGAGTCCTCATCGTCGGCGGCTGACGGCGACCTCACTGTGTCGGCTGGCGATGTGGGCGTGACTGCTGGCGATGTGACTGTGACTGCTGGCGACATCTCGATCCCCGAGTATGACGGGACCGAGGACGAAAATGTACTGAAGGGTGGTTCCGGCACCAAGGGCTGCTTGTTCATGTCAGCAAATGGACCGTGCTTGGCGAACGGCAATCTTCTCGGCAAAGCAAAGGATGTTAGCGACACCAACTTCGGCCCGTTCGTCATAGTCAACGAAGACAAGGTTGTGGTAGGAGGATATGACTCTGCAACTGCTTCTACTGGCAATCAAACCACACTTGAGTATGGATTACAGCCAGAGAACTCCAGCGATCTCGCCACACTTGGCGGAGGCGCGTTGCCAACAGGCGCACTTATAATTCCAACCAAGAAACTGGTCGTGGATCACGTTGCGGCAACCATCCCGACGTTCGGCAACATCTTCTTCACGGCAGAAGAACTTGCATCCGCTGATGGGGTGACAGACTTTGCAGGAGCCACGGGTTCTGGAACAACAAAATTTCTTCAGAAGGCAGCCGCGTGGGGGTCCAAGTACCTGATGCTGATGTTCCACTTCAGAACCGAAATGGGCAGCAACGGAGAGGATCTCAAATACGAACTTCTTCTCAAGGACGGCGGTGGCGACATTATCTCACCAGCCGACTTGACCGACGAGGACAACGGAAACTGGTACGGCGACCACGGAACTGGTGGCGGCACAGAATTTTACTCAACAACCGGCGTCATCACAACAACCGCAGCGTTGGATGCTGATGGGAAACTACAGATCACACTGACAGAGACGGGCAATGCCGCCTCCCACATCTGGATCGACAAAATCAACTGGTGGGCGTCCTCGTCCGCAATCGCATCCGACGATTGGCATGACATCGAATACACTCCCTGATGAGACTCCCCATTGACATCCCGCTTCTGGGCTGGACCACGGACTCGCCGTACACGGCGGTTCCGCAGGGGATGTCACTGGACCTGCTCAACGTCATCCCGAACGACCAACATCAGGGTCGCATGCGTCTTGGTCTTCGTCCGGCACTCACGCTGCTTGATGTCATTGGAGACGTAGAAATCCAGTGCCTGATTCCATGTAGCAACTACGCACAGACAACATCTTCGTCGGGAGTCTACGAACGCACGGATCGCACCCTGATCGTAGCGGGCGGGAAGGTGTACCAGATGTTCCCCGGCAGCCAACCAGAACTCGTTGGTGGTGGATCTGTGTATCTGAACACGACGGGCCGCGTGAGTGGTGTTCAGTTCAAAGAGTTTGCGTACCTGTGTGACGGAACCAACTACGAAAAGGTCAGCCTGAACGTGAAGGCTGCGGCGAATGTGACCGTGGCGAATTGGACCAACCCGGACAATGACGATGGCCCCGACGAGAAGGTGAAGTCATCCGCCGGAAGCCACTTCGCTAGAATCATCACCCGGTTCGGGGCAAGGCTCGCGTTGACGGGCGTGGAGACAGCCAGAGAGAGTTGGTTCCTCTCGGCGATCGATGACGCGGACGATTGGAACCCTGATAGTTCTCCCGACTCCGGTGCCGACGCGGTCGCTGGCGGATCTGGCGTCGAGTACGGTTCGATCGGAGAGCCGATCACCGCGCTCATTCCGTTCGGAAACTCCGGGCTGCTGATCGCAGGCAAGCGGTCATTGACATACCTGACCGGCGACCCCGTGTTCACCGGAACGGCGATGCACTCCATGAGCCGATCTCTTGGACTGGTCGGCCCCAACGCATGGTGCGGAGGACCGTCTCAGTCGGTGTTCGTTCTCAGCGAAGAGGGACTGCTGTTCCTGACCCCGAACATGTTCGACGTTGACAAGTCTGCTGCGGTGAGTGGCGGCAAGTTGGACTCGTTCTTCCAGAATCGCCGATGGTACGACCTCGACCCTGTTCTGGTACATGATGTATCTCGCGGAGGCGTGTGGATCTGGCTCAACGACACGAGCCAGCCGACCCGTTCGGATCACCTGTTCTACTCGTACAAGACCAACGGGTTCTTCCCGATAGAAACCTATCACCCAGACTTCACCGGCGCGGTGGAGGCAGTGCATGGTGCGGTAACCGTGGGCGGAGCGGACACCGTGATCATGGGAAGCAGTGATGGCGTGATCGCCACGTTTGATCCGAATGTGATCTGTGGATCCGATGGTCAACTTGCTAGTGCTGTAACGTGGTCCTCGTGGACAGACGGGAACACTGCGTCTCTGCTTCCCGCAGCAGCCGGACCCCAGCGGATTGAGTCTCATGTGACCATGGGTCCGATCGCCGGACCCACCCCAAACGAGGTACTCATCCGAGAAGTGACTCTGGAGTCGGGACTCGATGAGTACTTGCCAGACACTGCGAGCAAGGGAACAACGAACAAGCCGAGAGTGGACCTGATCTACGGAGAGAGTCCCCAGCGTGCGGTCGGTTCAGACGTATCATCGGTTTCCGTTATCAACAACGAGCAGATCATCCTGACGTGCGGATTCTCTGGTGGTCTGTCGCCGCCACCCCCAGACGTCACCCTCGACGGCGGAACGCAAGACGGGCTTGGTGTAGCCGCAACCGCTACCTTTACATTTGCAGATGATCAAAACACCCCCAGTGGACAACAAACTATTACCCTTATCGATACAGCGGGTACTAGTAGAGCCTATGTAATTGATAACGATTATGGTGCTTCTGGTCCGTTGGAATTCAATTCAGGTGCTACTGGCGCTTCTGCTGCGGATAACTTCAAGGCACTTGTAGAGAGTTCAGTCGGACACAACGGCACTATTTTAGTGAGCGTAGTCGCGGATGCAGTGACTATGACGCAGTTGGTTGGTGGAACTGACGGAAACAGAACCATTGCTCATAGCAGTGGTTGGGATGCACTTTGTGATGTCAATCCTCCAGCCGCTTTCGCTGGTGGTGCCGCTGGTCCCTTGGACTATTGTGAGAGCAACGCCGCTGGGGCCATACTTGGTGCGGCTTCCGATGACACCGCCATTGACGGAGGTGGGGCGAGCCGGGCTTGGGACCAGATCCGGTGGACCGCGAATGACCTGTTCGTCGGTGAAGAGGACCGCAGGTATGAGCCTGTGACGGACTCCGGCTTCTTTCTGATCCGTGAGACGTGCCCGGGCGATGTCGCTGGTACAGAGCGGTGGGTCATCAAGTACGACTCAAGCGGGACGTATTACAACAACATCTCTGGTGGAACCGACTCGAACCCAATCCACTACGTTCAGCAGCCGGATGACACCGGCGCATACCCACTGAGCCTGACCAACCAGACGTTCCACGGACAGAACTCGACCGGCGCAACCGCAACCTTCACGTTTGGCGACACAGAGTTCGACGATCACGATGAAGCATCTATAACCTTGATAGATGCAGGGGGTATCAGTAAAACCTATGTCATATCCAACGATTATGGGGCCTCTGGGGATAATCCGCTAGAGTTCAATGCAGGTGGTTCTGCCACCGCTGCTGCTGCTAACTTCAAAATAGCAGTAGAACACCCGGACACCCACAACGGCACTATTTTAGTTCGCGTTGTTGGTGGGGCAGTCACTCTAATACAGGCAACTGCTGGCGTACAAGGCGAGACTGCTATTGTCCATTCGACTAGCCCTAATTGGGATAGCATTTGTGATGTCAATCCTCCGGACAATTTCGCTAGATCCCACCCAACCGGGAGCGAGTTTGGCACGTTCGATGATTCGTCCGTTGGTGGGCAGTGGAACGATGTGACAGATGATTCCACTGAATACGTCGATTTCGTACAGGACATCCTTCGCACGGAGGCCGGGGTGTTCGATGAGGTTGGACTTCTTGACATGGGGTGCCTCGTCGCTGGCCGTGGAAACCGCCGCCGATGCCGGATCCGATGCCTGACTGCGTTCATACGTGTTGAGGGTGTCACTGAGGACAACACGAGCGGGTATCCGTACACACTGGAACGTGTCAGCGTGGAGGCTGACGTTGTGTCTCCCAGAAACGACGTTGAAGTACTTGTCTGCACTGGATCAGGGGTGTCCGCAGAACCAGATGAACCCGATGACTCAGAGCCGGTGTATGGCGCTTGCTGCGACGGTAGTGATGTGTGTACCGAGACAACCGAGGAAGCGTGTGTGGCTGCCGAAAGTGAGTGGCACGGCGACGGGACAACGTGTTCTGGTGGCTTCTGCGCTGCCAACGAAGGACTCGGATCGTGCTGCTACACCAACGACGCTGGGACCGTTGTGTGCGCCTACGTCACAGAGGGCCACTGCGATCAACTGGAAGGGACGTGGACAGAAGACGTGACGTGTGCCAACAACCAGACCTGCATTCTTGGTTCGTGCTGCTTCGTGTCTGTGCCACATCCGGAATACGGCTGGTGCTTCCAAGCGACAGAAACAGTGTGTACCGCCAATGGGATTCCACAGGGTCGAATAACAAGTTGGACCGAGGGCGCAGAATGTCCAGACGGGGGGCCGTGTGCCTGATTCATTGGTTGACAAGATGATGTCGTGGTTCCGCGGAAACGAGGACGCCGTTCGGTTTGCCTTGGATCTGTGGGTGGTTGCCAAGGTCTGGGATGACGTTGTGGACCCGTCCGCTGATTCGAGCGTTGAAGACGTGAACGACATGTTGCGGCGATTGATCTACACAATCCCAACGAACCCGTTCTATGCAGCGAACGCGCACGAACTCGCACCGATCATGCACGACATGATGCTTCGCTGGCAGATTGCGATCAAGATGGAGGGTGACCAGAAGGACGGAGACCTCCACAAGGCGTTCATTCTCCGCGCTGGCATCTATCAGGTACTCGTGTACATCGCGAGCCTGTCGGTTGACGCAACGTGGGCAGTTGTTGTCGGTCCTGAAATCTGGCGGACGTATGGCGTGACTCTGGACGAATATGTGAAGGCGATGGACTAATGAGTGTTTCGATTGTCACTGGAGTTGGTCCCCGAACCGGCACATCGTTCGTGATGTGCAGGGCAAGGGACGCTGGCATGCCTGTGAGCGGTGATCGGTTCCCGGCGAGTACGGTTCCGAAACACAACCCTGACGGGTACTGGGAGACAGACCCACGCGACATTCACGCACTGGACAACACGGTCGCGAAACTGTGGGGACAAAGCATTGCGTCAGTCGGAAACGCGCGGATCAGCAGGTTGCTGGTTCTTGAGCGTGAGAACAAGGACGAACAAATAGAGAGCATGCGTCGGGTGTTGAAGGACGAGTTGATGCTCGCCGAAAACGCCGAATACGCCGGAATCGCTGTGGATTCGTCAGACATCCTGTCAGAGTTCGTCCGCAACATGGACAAGTGGTTGTCAGGGATAGAACATCAAAAGATCCTGCGGGTACAAACACGCGATCTGAGTAGTCGAATCGGAGAGGTTCTTCGATTCCTCAAGGGAGGTTTGTGATGGGACTTATAGCGGGTATCGTTGGTGCTGGTCTGATCGTGGGCGGCGGAGTCATGGCCCACCAAGCGAATATGTCTCAGAAGGGAAATCTTGGACGCGCTGCTGGCCGTGTGCAGTCGGAGTACAACCGACTCACTCTTGAGCAGGAGGAGCGGTTCGCGGACATGTTCAGGCGGTTTGGTTCATCGTACGACTCCAGCGTGAGCGGGTTCGAGACTGCTGGGGACGAGATGATCGCCGACCTCACGTCGATGTACGACGAGATCGCGATGGGGTTGTCTGGCACACAGGCGGAGGCTTTGTCAGCGTACGACGTTGGACGAGTCAACACACTCGAAGCCACACGACGAGCAACGGAAGCATCTGCTGGCCGTCAGATTGCGTCGAACGTATTCGGTGGACTTGGCAACACGACGTTCGGCAACGCAGCGGTCGCTGGCATACGGGGTCAGGGGGCTTTGCAGGAGGGCGTGATCGAAGAACAGTACGCGACTGGCAAGGCCGCGATGATGAACCAGCAAGCGATGTCGTACGCGGGACTGAGAAGTCAGCAGGCCGGTGCGATCGGAAGCATGACGCAGTCGTACAACACAACGCTTGCAGGCATGCAGCAGAGGGGAGCCGGAATGAAGGTTGACCTCGAAAACAACGCGCTGAGCCAGTGGCTGGCACTACAGTCACGGCCTATTGACCTGAGATACAACACAGACATGCAGATCGCGCAAGTCCCATCTGGTATGGCCACAGGCGGCGGCGTCATGGGGTCAATCGGCGGGGGTCTTATGGCTGCCGCAGGCGGAATGGGATAGCAAGGAGCGAACACAATGGTGTACGAAGGCAACTGGACTCAAACCCAGCAAGGCACATACATGCAAGACGGCGTGGCTGCAACTCCCCCGTCGTTTTTTGGTGCCGGTTCCGGCGGCGGCGGCGGTAGCAGCAGCGGCGGTGGAGGATTCAACTGGGGAATGTTCGCAGCGAGCGCAGCGCAGGGCATTGGCGCAAGCATGCAGAATCAGGATCCCATGAACGCATACGCCGGTTTGGGTGCTGGCATTTCCGCGGCAACCGGCAACGCACAGAGTGTCGTAGACGATGAACGCAAACTCAAGTACATGGAGGCTGCGTCGAAGATCGCTGGGTCTGCGTACGAGGACAAACTTGAAGCACAACTCAGTGCAGAGCGTGAGGCGTACAGGGATCAACTGAAGAGGATCATGGATGCCAACGAAAGATACATACCCGGCGGCGGTCTGCTCGGTCCAACGAAGGGTGGCGCTGTGAGTCAAGGGGAAGGGGGCGCGGCCGCAGCGACCCAGAAGATCATGGAAGGCTTACAAGGTTTTCGCGCTGGGGATCGAACGGAGATGAACCGACGAAATCCCAACGTGCCTGAATCACAACCGCAAGCCGACTTCCGAAGGGCAGAGAACGCAATGGGACGCCAAGCATGAAAGACATCAATATGACGCCACCTCCAGAGACCAAATCTACCAAGAGCGGGAAGATCCCCCTGTCTGACTTGGCGATCGGACCTGCTCGCGGTGGGCCAATGGACTCACTGATTCTCAGGACGAAGGGCATGACACTGAAGCAGTGGGTCGGATCACTTCATGGGTGGGTAAAAGAATGACGATTCGCACAGCAGCCGATGTGTCAGTGAATGTTCCGAGCAGCGGTGTCACCAACGTGATCCCAGAGGAGGGCGAGTCCGAGGTTGTGGTGACACAGTCAGCCGACCAGCCCGCCCAGACTGACCTGCGACGGGATACCGCCGACATGCCCGGATTCCCCATGGAGTGGGACGAGAACTCGGAGTCACTGTTTGGTCAGACTTCCGGTAGCCCAACTGACCGCGCCGGGGCGGCGATGGCGATCAAGACCGGGAACCTGTCCGCACTTGAGAACCTCAGTTTCGGTGTCACCGGAGACGGCGCGCCTGCTGTCGGGTTCATGGATGAGAATGGAATGCAGCAGGTCATACGAGTCACCCCCGGAGAGTGGTTGACCCGCCTGTCGAATCGCGACCTCGCACGCCGTGAGATGCAGTTTCAGGTCGATGCTGACAAGAAACGCAAAGAGAATGGCGTGGTGTTCAACTCTGTTCTGAACCAAGGCAACTTCTCCGAGGGGGATCGGAGGATGTTGCAACTTGCGTGGAGGATGGACCCAGACAACGCTATGAAGGTGGCGGAAGCAACGCGACAAGCCAACGCCGAGGATGACTACAACCGAAGACTGGTCGGCGGGGAAGCGGTGTTCGGAGAGGACTACTCGACGGTTCTCGAACAAGAATTCGGTGTTTCTGACCTTGCCATGTTGACCCCGGCACAATGGAGAGAACTCAACCAAGATATTTCCAACGACGAACGACTTATGAATAGGAGGGTTATGGTTCATGGTGAGGGCCGACCGTTTTCCGCCGCCCAAACTGTGGCTGAACACCTCGGCAAGAACACGCAACGCGCGAACATTGTCGCGGCTCAACTTGCTGAGAACTATGGGGCGGGGCGGTCATCGTTGAAGGGTAATGAAGCATCATACGCACAAATACGAACATCCCCTCTGGCGACTTATGCGTATGGCGCGGGTCTAATGGCACTGCCTGAAGACGCAACGATTCTTCAATCGCCCAGTTGGATGACGGATTCAAAACCCGTTCTTGCGACTCTGGTGGCCTCTGCCATAATGAGTCAAACCTTCACGGGGTCAGTCGCTGCTGCTGCTGGTGTGGGTGATGATCCGGCGGAGATCGAACTGGAGCGGTTGCGTTTGGCGGAAGCCGTGAACACTATGTCTTCCTCGATTGGCTGGGCGGCAATGAGTCCAGAACAACTTTCTGAGTTGCTCATTGACATCGGCAAAGAAGCAAAGGGTTGGTTGGACAATGTCGGTGGTGTGACTCTCTACTCCGCGCAGCAGGCGGCAAGCAACGCAGCAGCGAAGGTGGCGGAGGAGAAGCGCATAGAGGGCCAACGGCGCATCACAGAGCGGGAGAACGCGGCGGACGCAGCCCACCGCAGGCGGTTGGAGCAGGATGTATTGCGGCATCGCCGGTCGGTGAACGAGGCGAAGCGGGGGGAGCGGGCGGCGTACAACGCTTCTTTGGGCTTAGGCCCGGACGCTGCACAGCCCTCTGCACAGTCCGCTGCACAGACCGGAGGAACCGACGAACTCATTCCAGAGGGCGCGCAGGTGCTACGGGATCTTGGCATTTCTCCCATGGTTGGATACACCAATAAAGATCTCTCCACCCAATTGCAGGAAATTCTCAACGATCCAGACGAGCCTATGGAACGGAAGGAACTTATACGAGTATGGGTCAAGGGACTCACTGAGGAACAGAGAAACAAACTCAAATAATGCCACCACTCAAAGAAGCAAAGTTGGTTGAACTCTCTGAGGATTCTAGGATGAAACTCCTCCGGGGCATGAGGTACGACACCCTTGTTGGGTTGTTTCCAGAACACTTCTTTGAGCGGAGATTGGTAACGCAACAAAAGCCAAGCGGACTAGAACGCGCGTTGTCTCTCAACTTTGATGATCCAGACGAGGAGGCGATGAAGGGCCGTGGTTTCATGCGAATGGAAGGAAGGCTTGATGAACTTCCACCAACACACCGCGATGTAAATAGTTGGAAACAGTTCCAGCGTGGGTTTTACGATGAACGAGATGTGTGGAGTGGACCCTTGGTTGCGCCCGACCCAGAAACAGGGGAGGCCAGCGGGTGGCTTACTGGTGGTGCTGCGGCTGGTCTGGGAATCGAACGCACTGTTGCGGCTCACGGACCGGAGATAACCGCCGCAGCAGTGAGCGGCATTCCCGGTGTCGGTCCCGCAATCAAAATGGGCATGGGGATGCTCGGCTTCTTTGATGAAGAGCCGTCGCAGCGTCCGTATGACTTGTTCGGTGATGCGAACTACGTTGCTGGCAAGCAAGCGGCTCTCGATTCCATGACGGACCATGAATCATGGGGACACATGCTGTCGGGGTCGGCTGCGGGCATTGGTGTTGCCATCGCCACTGGAGGCACTGGTGGCGCGGTGTTCATGGGAACGAACGTCTTCGGACAATCTGTGAACGACTATGAGTCCATGGCACTTTCTGGTCACATAGACTACGACGAAACCGACTCATTGGTTTACGCTGGCCTCAACGCACTCTTTGAAACCGCAAGCGAGAAACTTGGACTCGACGCACTTGGTCGCATTGGCAAAGCGTGGGCGATCGCGGACAACCCCTTCAAGAAAATAGGACACCTCGTCGTTTCTGGTGCTGGTATCGAGGGGCTAGAGGAGGGGGCAAACCAAGTATTCGGTGAACTCATAACACCGGGTGTCACGAACATCGAGTACAACACCGCTGGCGACATTGTGTGGAACATCGCCAGTGCGACTGGAAGCGGCGCGGCTATGGGCAGCGTGTATGCACCAGCGTTTGGTGTGGCAGGTGCTGCACATCGACAGAGGACAGAGAGAAGAAAAACCGCCGCGCTGGATCGACTTGGCATGTCCGCCGATGCGGTGAGTCAGCGTATACACGCCGCTACGTTGTCAGCAATTGAGTCGATGCAGACTGTGCCTGAGAGTAGCCGTGCTTCGCGGGTTTCTGCGATGGGCCGCCGGGCCGGAGAGGCGGCTTCTGAGGCAGCGGTGACCTCACAGTCTTTGGATCACGCAAGAACAACCCACGCCGAACACGGAAATGATCAGGGAGATGCGTATGTGGACGCGGTTGCTGAACTAGCGGCTGCGCAAGAGGATGTTGTCTCCGCTACCCGGAACGACAATGTCGGACTTCAGGAGGCCGTTGACCGTGCTGCTGCTGCTGCTGTCAAACTATCCAAACTCAGTGAGGTTGGGAACGATGTCAACTTCATTCGCGCCGCCAAGTCCCTTGAGAACGCAGGGGCCAACGCCAAGGCGGCGGTTTCCGCAGTGTCTGGTGTGCAAAGATCAGTGAAATCATATGAGCAGAATCGTGATTCTGATATGGATGTGAAGTCACTGGAGGCCAGCGAACGAATCGTTCATGCCGAAAGGTCCGCTGCGGATCTTCGGACAACAGAGAACAAGGCGTTGATGGCAACACAGATTGCGATCGAAGCGAGGGCCGCACACAGAGCCGGGCAGAGAGTCTATGAGGATGGTGCGGACTGGATTGTTCTAACGCCAGAGGAGGTTCTGGAGCGGACCAAGGCTCGCAGGTCTTCTCCCGATGGAAGTGTTGATTCTCAAATAGAGAACTGGGCCAACGATCAACTTGGGATGCAGGTGGTGTTCTATGAGGAGGGCGTGGCTTCGGAAGAAGACGCGGAAGGACACGCGGAAGAATTAGATCGACCACAGGGCAGGATGGCAATGTGGAGTCCAAGCACGCCCGACACGTTGTACATACCGTCAGGCAGCACTGACTTTGCGAAGACTGCATCCCTCGCGATTCACGAAGCAGACCATTACCTAAAGATCACAGACCCGATTGCACACGCAGCGGCGAGGTCTGTTATGGAAACGGGCGACATCATGCGTGGTGTTGAGCAGTATGTGGGGAAGGCTCCCGCCGGACAAGAGACACAAGAAGACATCGCAGCCATCAACATGTTGCGAGAATTACAAGCGGAGGAGTCTGGGCAAGCCGGAACGGTGACTGGGCGAACCGCTGCGGGTATGACCTACGCTGAAATTGAGGGGGAAGCGACGTTCGTTCAGCGTGGTGGAAGGGTTGCGGCGACACAGGGTGGTATCGGAAGGTTTATGACCAGACTTGGTATGCGGGGCCGGAGTGTGAGGGCTGCTGCCAAGATCATGGAGTTGACAAAGCGTTCAATGGAGGAGCGTAACGCCTCCGGCAGAATGTATGTTCCCTCAACAATACTCAACCCGTCAACGGGCTTGCCACTTGACATCACAGACGAAGCCTCCGCTGATGTTGCTGGACTGAGTACATACCACCTACTCAAGCAGATGCACGCGACCAGCGAAGCCATTGGTGAATCAGCGCGGCGAGATGTCGAGGCCGAAGCCGAGGCCGAAGCCGAGGCCGCTCCTGCCGAGGCCGCTCCTGAAGTTGTAGCCGCTCCTGACGAAGAGGCGGTCCCAGAAGAAGAAGTCGCACCCGTCGAAGAAGCCGCCCCTGTCGAAGAAGCCGCTCCAGAAGTCGTAGACACCGCCGAGGCAGTGGAGCAGAAGCCCGGCGAAGAGGAGGGTGAGCAGGGGACGCTGTTCGCCCGCGATGATGTGCCTCCACACCTTCTTTCAAAGGACATATTGAAGGGTGTTGGGAGATCCGAACGCCGCCGCTTGAAAGCGGCTGCGAGGATGGCTTCTCGATTGGAGTTGGAAGAGTGGACAGCGTCTGAGTGGATTCTCGCGATGCAGAGAAACAAGCACGCGAAGACCCTGACGATCCCGCCACTTGAGGATGCTACCGCTGTAGATGAAAATGGCGATCCCATATACCACATCTATCGGTTCCCCGGCATGGACGCAGGGTACGCCCTCAAGCGTGTACGTGAAGATGACTTCGACGGATATGAGGCGACTGGTCTTGTTTCAAACGAGGAGAATGTGGGGGGGTTCATCGACATTGTGATCGCCCACGCGATCTCCAGATTCCCCGATATGCCCATACGTCTGGATGCGTTCGATGTTCGCAGGCCGGGGGCGAAGCCGGGTCGCGGGAAGTTGCCATACAACTACCGCAAGAATGGCTTCGTGAGATACAAGACAGACCCGTATAGTTTGGAGTATAATGACGGAGTAAAACTTGCCGCGCAGATCGTTGCATGGCAGGATGATGGTTGGATACCGGAGTACGACTACGATGGCAAAACCCCAGAACACGACGGAGTCCCCGTCCCCAGCAACCTCCCAGACATCTGGTACGGGAAGCCCCACGAGGATCTCACCGAAGATGTCCGACGAGATGTTGCTGAAGGCGGCCTTAGCCGATGGTTTGACAACCGAGAGTCACTGGGCATCCATAACCCAAGACCCAGATCGGGAGTGGGCGGCGAGGTGGCTGTTTCGGACAGCACACGGGAACGAGGACTGGGAACAACTGAAGGAACCGGGCGACCTCGACAGCGGGATCAACAGCGTGATCGAGAACGAGCGTCTGGACGAGCAAGAGAAGTCGAACAGTCCGTTCTATCAGATACTGATGGACGAACTGCAAAACCCGCAAGAGTAAACCTCGCCAAACTCGCGGTCGCCCTGAAGGAGGAAGCCGCGAAGTCCACACTCAAACAGAAAGTCAAGATGCTTGTCGGCAAGGAACTGATGCCGAGCAAGAAGTGGTACGCCGCGCGAGACAAGTGGATCGCCAACGGCCCGCGTGTCGAGAGGACTCGCAAGGACGGCACGACCTACATGGTGTTGGACCGCAGCGGGCCGGAGTACGAGGCGTTTGAGAAGATCGCAACTAAACACATTCGCGAGTTTGGTTTTTCTGGTGAGTTTGGTGACATTACTAGAAAGCAGTTCCAGAGATTCCTTGAGATGCGAACCCGTGCGGCCATGCGGGAGATCACATCTACGGAGCAGGTGAGCGAAGAGGAGGTCCGTGAACTGATCGCAACGGCATTGGCCGAAGAGATCATCTACGCATTCGACAGCGGAGAGATGGACGCGACCGATTGGTACGCTGAAAACATCCGCGAGATGTTTGAGATCCTCGGCAACAAGCGGGCAGAACTGCACCCAAGCCACCTAGACGCAGAGGAAAACAGAATTGCCTTCTCGATCTTGCTTGCTGTAATGAGCAACGGTCAAGATGTTGTTGCAAACATGAAGATCGCGGACAAGGCGTTTGACCACTACCTCCGTACCGGAGAACTCCCGAGGGGGAGCGAGGGGTATCGGGATGCCGAGACGGTCTTGAGGCGAATGAGGGCGTTGATTGCACACTTCCAGACTACAAACCCTGAAGCACCGTGGGCTGCGTTCGATGCGTGGCTCCAGCAGGATGGTACTACCTCAGAGATCAATGACAGACTAAGTGAGATGAGCGAGTCCACAGGCGTAAGCATGGGCAAGTTGAGTGGCGAACTTGCGACGAGCCGGGGCTGGAACTCATTCGTCCTTGGGAGCAAACTTGGCTCGTTCTACCTGAACCTTCGCGGGAACTTTGATCCACTGACGATGGATGTTTGGTGGATGCGTTCCATTGGCAGGCTCGTCGGCACGCTGATGGAATCCTCTGCTGGCACCGAGCGAGGCTTTGTTTCCAAGACGGTCGAGATGACCTCCATCCTAAAGAAGAACGGGGAGGCACTGGTCAATTGGATGGTTGGTGAGTTGGAGACTGGCAAATCGACAACAACCGGCCCGTCAACGATCCGCGAATCAGAGGAGGCTATCGCAAGGATTGAAGAAAGGCTTGAGTTGCTTCGACTCGCTGGGCGCGCGAGACTAGACAAACAGATCGCAGAGGCGAACAGGCGTGTGGAGGAACTCCAGAGTGAGTTGGAAGAGAAGCAGGCCAAGGGTGAGAAGACTGGTCACATTGAGAATTGGATCAAGTCTGCAAAGAACAAAGCCGCGTCGGCTCGCAAGGGCGGCAAGGATTTCAAGGCCGAGGCTGACAAGCATGCCGAGAGGGTGAAGAAAGAAGAGTCGGGTCGGATTGCCAAGCACCGGAAGGCAATCAGGGAAGTGAAGAAGGTTCAGGCAAAGATCCGCAAGATGGCAGATCGCTTGGAAACGGCAACACTCGCAGAGTTGAAATCTCTTGATGAGATCACCAAGCCATGGAGATCCGATCGCGATCTTCGGTGGAATGTTGCGTTGTACAAATACCACCCCGAGTACAGGGGCAACTCTGAACAGACGAGGATGTATGAGTACGATCCATCATTGCTTGATGACCCCGCGAAACTTGCTGAGTGGGCAGCGACTCAGGTGGGCATTTACGCAAGCGACAAGGTTGGTTTCAAAGAACCAGATCCTGTTCGCAAAGCATTCATCACCCCGGCGAAGGGATGGCACTACGCAAAATCACAGAGCAAGGACGCACCCGCCAGCGGTAGCGACCGTGCGGCCATGCGGTCGGTCATGGAGGACGCGGTGGCGATTGCCAACCGTGAACTCAAGAAGCGTGGTCTTCCCACTCTCAACAACGCGAGTGGTCAGGCACTGGAGTGGTACTTTGAGAAGGGTATCTACCACGCATTCCTTGTTGGTCAGCACTACGGCCCACCGGGCGAGCAGGACTTTGCGAGGGCTGCCGACACCCTCGACGCCCGAGAAGGCGACGTAGCCGGAGACACCCTCGCCGCCCGCGATGACGCGCCCCTCCCGATCGGATCACACCGGGAGGTTGCCCACCACCTACGAACCTCACAGGCGGCCAGCCGGGCTATGAGAGGTCGAGCAGAGCGTGAAGAGCAGCGTGGTGACAAGATCGCCGCCATGTCCCTACGGGCTGCTGCTCGCGACTTGACCAAGGAGCAGGAGGAACAAAGGAAGGAAAAGATAGCACTTCGGAGCCAGATGATAGCCCAGAGAAGGGCCGCGAAGGCTGGTTTCAGGGAGGGTCTGGAAGTTAGTCGGCGGAAACTCAGCGAGGCCGTCGCGAAGATCGACGAGCGATCTGAGAAGGAGAAGGTACGGAACCTGAAGATCAAACTGAAGGCCGAGGCCAAGGCCGCGAAGGTTGGTTACAAGGAGGGTCTGGAAGTTGGTCGCCGGAAACTCCGTGAGAAACTCGCGAAGATCGACGAGCGATCCGAGAAGGACAAGGCGAAGAACCTGAAGATCAAACTGAAGGCCGAGGAACGCGCCGCGAGTGGTGCAGTCAAAGAACTTCGCAAGGAACGCCGAGAGGTAGCGGCAGCGGTCACGGCGGCCCTTCAGGTGTTGCCGAAGGAGTTGAGTAAAGGGTTCGCGAACCGCGCAATCAAAGCGAAAACACTCGCTGATGTCAGCAAGATTGCCCACGCGGTCGTGAAGGCATCAGCACAGTTTGAGGCTGCCGCCACCAAAAAGGATATCGATAAGATCCGCAAGCGATTCAACAAGCGGGGAATGAGAAACACAGCAAGAGCCGAGGTAAAGAGAAACCTTGATCTTGCGAAGGGGCTGCTCACCGGGAGCAACAACCGGGTCATCAATCTCGACTCGGTGATCGAGACACTTGAGCGTGTCCGCCGCGCCCGTGATCTTCTGGAGATCGCGATCGATGTGTACCAGAATGATCGGATGTCTTGGAAGGAGGCTGTTGCCCAGAGACGCGAGCGACTACAGGCGGACAAGGAAGAGGCAGCCGCGAACATCCGTGCCACGAAAGCGAACTGGGCTACACGTACCTCACAGCGAGCGCGGCGTAGTCGCCTTGGTTCTCGCGTATGGAAGCCAATTGGACCCGAGAGGTACTCGCAGGAATCACAAGACGCGGATGGGATCTTTGAAACAATCGAGGGTAATGATTCTGTACTCAGGCGACTGTGGAATTCGATCCGCGCGGCAAAGGGTCGATTGTGGGTGGATCAACGATCCGTAGATGAGAAGGTTGAGAAGGCTCTGAAGCGAGCGGGGTACGCCTCCAAGGAAGACTTCCTCTCAAAGACCACGAACATGTTCGGTGAGATGGCGATGGGGACACTCACGGTGACTCTCGGTGGTGAACAGATGACGATCACCATGTCCGAGGCTCTGTCTATTGCCGCGATGGATGATGAAACCGTGGCCGCATTTCCCCGTGATCAAGACGCGATTCTTGAGGAGGGTGGTGGGCCGGGGATTGTGTTCCGATCCTCGGTTGATGATCTACGCACACAAGTCACGCGGGATGAGGTAGGGGCCGTCAGGGAGATGGTCGGGCCAGAGAATATGCAACTCATTCAAGACCTCAAGGACATCTTGGAAGAGGATATTCGCGATCGTGCGTTCGATGTTCACTTCGATCAGCACGGCAAGATGCCGCCTGTGGTAGAGAACTATTGGCCCCGCGCTCGTCGCCGCGCTCGGATTGACGAAACCGATAAGGGCAACACAACCGCAGACCCGTTCTCGCAACCCGCTCTTTCTGTCAATGGAAAAGTCACCCTTGACGATGCTGGATTCCTCCAGAAGCGTACAGGGGGTGGTACTGCGATTGTGATCGGAGACTTGTTCAGTGTGTTTGATTATCACGTTTCGGAATCACTCGCCGTCATTCACCTGAGCAGGCCGCTCCGTGTCTTTGATGCGTTGATTAGTGACGAGCATGTTTCATCAGCCGTGAACGAGAAGATGGGGTCGGACGGCAAGCAAAGAATACAAGAGATGCTTGCCTATGGGGTCGGGTTGACCGGAACCAACACCGACCTGTCAGTTCTGAACTGGGTTCAGAACAACGTCGTTGGAGCCTATATCATGTGGGGGGTGGAGACATGGGTCCGCATGTATGGTGGTGCTTTCCGGCTCATGTCGGAGATACCAATCCTCTCGTGGGCTAAGGGATTCGCGGACATCCGAAACCTCACTCCAGAGGTGAGGGGCGCCATGATTCGCCGCATTGAGGAGGAAAGTCCATACTTCGATGAGCGTCATGTGCGATCGCAGATCGGTAGGTACTCAAACCTTCTTAGGGGCGCGAAAAGCAAGAGACAACTTCTCACAACACTCCATGCGTTTGCTCGGTCAATGAAGAACATCGGGCAGGATGATGCCTCATCTGCTGTGATGAAGGTGGTCAATTCGATCAAGGCGAGTGGTCAACTTGGAAAAGGATTGCTCGCGGTGGTTCGTGGTCTTGACCATGCTCTCCGGGGGATCGATAGACAGATCATGTTGGTCGCGGTTCGCAGCCACATGGCGGAGGGGTTGACGTTTGAGCAGGCCGTTGACCGTGCAGAGACGACGTTCCGCCGAACCCAGAACACATCTGATGCGATGGATGACACGATGTTCGCGGCGAGGATCAAGGGACAAAGTAGCACGTTCCGCTCGCTGTTGATGTTCTCCAGTGATCCACTGAAGGCGTTCAACCAACTGAGACACGCCGTCAGGGACATCTGGGTTGACCCCGCACGCGCGGGCAGGACGGCCTTGGCCCTCACCTTGAACTCTGGTCTGTCTGCTGGAATTCCAACGGCCATCTTCTCTGGATTGTTCTCACTCTTTGATGATGATGATGAGTGGAACGATGTTGATCGAGAGATTCAGCGGCAGATGTCGATGGAACGCAGCCTTCACCACGCGATGCGGCGGCTTGGGGAGGATGCGGTATCACACAGTACTGGCGTGATGGGATTCTTTGTTGCTTCCACGTTCTACGCAATCGATGCCGCTTGGAACGGTGGATATTCCACCAGTGACGCGGTTGAAATTGCCTCGCTGTCCGAGGTGTCGGACTTGATTGAGGATACTTCAAAGGTTGTCGGTGAAGTCACCAGCGATGACACCAGTGCAGAGAAGGCGCTCGATATTTCTATCAGGGCTCTTGAGGGTGTTGCAACAATTGGTGGAGTACCCATTGAATCAGTACTTCGGACATTTAGAAGGTACGAGCCAGTCATCTCAGGACCGGACACCAAGAAGATCCTCAAGGAACTTCGTCGCCGCAAGAAGGCGGGCGAGGCAACCAAGGATGAGTTGACCAGACTTATTGAACTTGAGGCAGAGAATAAACACAAGAACACAAGGAAGAAGATAAACAAGAACCGCGAGATGGCAGGTTTGCCACCGCTGCCACCAAGTTCACGCTGAGTAATGCAAGGACGCATAACCGTGACACACAAGCACAAGCCCGTGATGGTTGAGTGGCTCGACTCGTGTGAGCCAGCGAATAACTCTGATCTTGAAGTCGCGGACTTCCCCGCGCCGCAGGTCATCACGTCTCTCGGATGGCTCGCCAAAGAGGAGCCTGATTACATTGTCGTGGTTTCCGCGATCAAGGTGGATGACCATGTTGGCATCTCGTACGACTACGCGATCAGCATCCCGCGAGTGTCGATCATGCGGGTGTTCGATGTCGAGATCGCTGGGGACCACTGATGGCAGTGCCGTTCAAGATCGAGGAGGTTTCCCGAAACGTCCATGTCGTTCGGTTCAACTTGAAGAAGTCCACAAACAGTCAGTGGTTCCTGTTGTCTTCGGATCGTCACCACGACAACGCGCACACAGATCAATCGTTGGAGCGGAAGCACCTAGTGCAAGCGAAGGAACGTGGTGCTGGCATCATCGATGTCGGTGATCAACATTGTGCAATGCAAGGGAAATGGGATCGGCGGGCGGATCGTTCTGCGCTCAGGCCCGAGTACCAGCAGGGCGAGTACCTCGACTACCTCGTCAAGTACGCCGCTGAGTTCTACGCGCCGTACTCCGAGAACTTCGTGGTGATCGGCAAGGGGAACCATGAGACTTCGATCATCAAGAGGCACGAGACGGATCTGACTGGACGCACATGCGAGTTGATGTCTCACATCAGCGGCACCAAGGTTCACTCAGGTGGGTACGGCGGCTGGGTCCGCCTCATCGCCAAGTGCGGCAACAATTCAAGGCGTACGCTCGACATGAAATACTTTCATGGAAGCGGCGGCGGTGGACCAGTCACTCGCGGCGTAATCCAGACCAACA